TTATATTGCTGGGCTTTTTGATGGTGAAGGCAGCATTGATTTTAAAAGAAGATATGAAAATAGAAAAGGCAGAAGAGGCAAAAGGTATCTAACTAATGCCATGAATATAACAATGCGCATAGAAATGACCCATGAGTCTATTTTAAGATGGATTAAAGAAAAATTAGAGGTCGGCACAGTTAGAAAAAGAAATAGGTCGCCAAGTGTAAAATCGCATTGGAAAGATAGATGGACTTATACTTTAAGATGCAGGCAAGCCTATTATGTTTGCTGCCTAATATGGCCATATGCCCACGTTAAAATGGCTAAGATACAAAAAATAATAGACCATTATTCAGAAAAAGATAAAATAATCATGAATGACAAAATTATTAATATGCAAGAATACAAAGAAAGGATGTCGATGGAATGAGTAAACAAAAAATAAACATACAGATATTTAATTGGGGACCGTGTGTTGTCAGAATGAAAATATCTGATGCATTTAAGAAAATGTTATTACATGAAGCAAAAGGTAACAAACAAGACTATACAAGTAAGTTAGCTGGTATCTTAGACAAAGAAACAGGTTATAGTGAGCAATCAAAAGCTAAAATAATTCCACACTTATCACAATGCCTTGGTGTATATGATCAAGCTTTTGAACAATATATAAATAAAAAATATGATAAGAAACCAGAGTATGTATTATCTGCTCTTTGGATAAATTATCAAAGACCAAATGATTTTAATCCACCACACGATCATGATGGTAAGTTATCTTTTGTGACTTATTTACAAATACCAGAAGAATTGAAAAAAGAAAACGAAGCATACAAAGGTAGGAGTTGTGGACCAGGAGGTATACAATTTATCTATGGCAACGGACCAAGAGATTGTGTGACTTACTTGTCTTTTCTTCCAGAGGAGAATGATATGTTTATGTTTCCAGCTTGGTTGAAACATTGGGTTGCACCATATAAATCTGATTGTACTAGAATATCTGTTAGTGGTAACGTCCATGACTCAGCACCATTAAATAATATTACTAAGTTTGCACCTAAATATTTAGACTCTAAAAAGAAAGAACAAGAAGAAAAAGAATATCTTAAGGAGTTAAAAAAGAAACTATGACGAATTGGGAAAAATCAAAAAAAACGAGAGATTGGAGAAATTGTCTAGGTTTTGAATTAAACAATGAAGATTACGAATGGCTGAAGGCAGAGTGTTGGAAAGCTAAAGATTTAGGTGATAAAGCTAATGCAGAATTAGCAGGGCATATAAAAGAAGAATATAAAATACCAGGTATTACAGAGTCTCTTAATAAATTTATAATAGAGGGTTGTTACAAACATGTAGAGGCTGAAAAATTATCTTTTTTAACTGAAAACAAACCACTTACTCTTTCAAACTTTTGGTGTAATTTTCAAAAAAAATATGAGTTTAATCCACCTCATGACCATTCTGGTTTATTTTCTTTTGTAATATTTATAACCATTCCATACAATTTAAGAGAGGAAGAGAAATATTTTGTTGATATTGCTGAAAAGGTTGCTGAGGGAGAAGAAAACTCTCTTAAAATTTATACCTCTAAATTTGCTTTTGTAAATACTCTTTACGATGGTCAAGTAGCCCACGATGTTTTAAATGTTGACAAAAGTTTTGAGGGTAAAATGATATTGTTTAGTGCTAAACAAGTGCATCAAGTATTTCCATTTTTCACTAGTGATGATTATAGAATAACTGTTTCTGGTAATCTAAGGTTGTCAGTATGATACCTTTTCCTAACAAAAAATATAATATTATTTATGCTGATCCACCTTGGAAATATAAAACCTACAGTGATCGTAATGTTTGTCCATATCCTGTCATGAAAGACGAAGATATATATAATTTACCCGTAAATAATTTAACTGAAAATAATTGTGTTCTCTTTATGTGGGTTACTTTTCCTAAACTAGTGCAGGGTTTAAAAACTATTGAAAAATGGGGGTTTAACTACAAAGCTTGTGCATTCACTTGGGTTAAAAAAAATAAAAAAGCTAATAGTTTTTTTTGGGGCATGGGTCATTGGACTAGAGCTAACGCAGAATGTTGTTTGTTGGCTACTGTGGGTAAGCCTAAAAGAGTTTCAAAGGCAGTGCATCAAATTATTTATGAGCCGATAAAAGAACATAGTAAAAAACCTAATTGTACGAGAAATAGAATTGTTGAACTTTGTGGGGATTTACCTAAAATTGAGTTATTTGCTAGACAAAAAACACCAGGTTGGGATGTTTGGGGGAATGAAGTTTAATGAATGCTGCGTATGGATTTGGTATGTTTGGATATAATGTATTTTGCTTTGTCCTTGCTGCTTTGATAGTTTATTACTGTATAAATAGATTTCTATGATGGAAGATAAAGATTTGAACGAGTTTCATAGTATCGGAAAACCTATTCCGTGGAGCAATAAATACACCTATGTTACTGGTACACGGCACGATGACCACGGAACACGGACCTATGATGTAAATGGTTCTAGACTTCCAAGTGTAACTACGATATTAGGCGCTACCAAAGATCAACAATTTTTAAAAGAATGGAAGGCTAAAGTTGGAGAAAAAGAAGCTGAAAGAATCAAAAATTTATCTAGTCAACGTGGGACTTCCATGCACAAATTCCTCGAATGCTATGTATCAGGAACTGGTTACGATGATCTTACAGATGTCGGACAAAAGGCGAAAACCATGGCCGAAAAAGTTATTGAGTTGGGCCTTGCTCCAGTTGAAAAAATTTATGGCTCGGAAGTCACGTTGTATTATCCTGGGCTTTATGCTGGGTCTACTGACTTGGTTTGTGTCCATAATAATATGGATACTGTTGTAGATTTTAAACAAGCTAATAGGCCTAAAAGAGAAGATTGGATAGAAGATTACTTTATGCAAATTGCAGCATATTGCATGGCTCACGATTATGTGCATAATAGTCAAATAAAACAAGGAGTTATAATGATTTGCACCCCAGATCTTTATTACCAAGAATTTAAAGTTGAAGGTGCTGCACTAAGAATGTGGAAACATAAGTTTCTTAAAAGATTAGACATGTACCATGAGCTAAAGTTTGACGAAAAAGAGGCAGTTAACATAGATTTGCCAAAATTAGAAAAGGAGCTAACCAATGAAGGATAAACTACTTAAAACATTACTCAAAAAATATGATGCCGAAATAGAAGATGCATTGTTTAAAATAGATTGTTTCAATGACCATGCATTAATAATACCTGAACACACAGGTATTTCAGAAGAAGTTGACAAATTATTACTAAAAATTTCAGAAACTGAAGGTAAATTGTCAGCTTTGCGTCAACATTATGTCAAAAAAGAGACAAAATAAACTTTTATATAGGTTTATTTTACAGATTTGAAAAAAATTTTAATTTTTTGTGAAATAAAGTGTACTTTGTGTACTTTTAATCAATTATTAGCATAAAATATAGCTTTTTATGGGACAAATTATGGGACACTTTTTGTTTTTTGGTACAGATTAATATGTACTGTTACAAAATCGCCATCGCATGTGCGAGCTATATATAAAATAAAAAAATCTGTGATATAAACCTATACATGCCTAGGAAAAGAAGAAAAGTTAACGCCTCAACAGTAACTCCCGGAATACCTTATCCGAAAGTTCGAGTGGAGTGGATCGATTGTGTGAGTGACTCGGGCTGGGCTACCGAAAAAGAGTTTGATAGAATGTCTTTAGCAAGACCAGTTAATGAGGGTTGGTTATATTCTAAAGATAAAAAATCTATTAAATTGTTTGCGTCTTACGATAAAGAAGATGATGGGAGTTTTAGTTTTGGTGATCGGACGATGATTCCTCGGGCTTGGGTAAAGAAGATACAGAAGATTTAATTTCCTCCGACTCACCATTAACAGTTTTTGCTTTTAACAATGGTTCATAGTCAGATAAAATTTGTTTCATTTTATTTTCAAGCTCTTGTTCTGAAAGATCTTCTAATTTACCGGTTTTTATAATTTTTCTATCAATATATAATCCTGCTGCCTTCCCTCTGTTCGCTTCAGCATTTACAGCCGATGAAAAACTACCTTTTTTAAGTGCTGCCTCTCTTAATCTTGCAAGTTCCGCAACATGGCCTTCATAGGTTACTTCATGTTTTTTTATTCTTTCCTCTCTTAACTCACCAATAAATTTTACGACTAAGGGTGAAAGTCTTGGATTAGTAAGCTCTGATCCTTCTTGTCTTGCACGTTTTGGACTATAACCGGCTTTGATTGCTGCCTCCGATTGTGTTAAAGGTCCGTTTTCATCACCAAACACTAAAAATTCGGCAAATCGTCTTTGCATTTCTGTTAATCTTTTTGGCACTCCCATATTTGACTTTTTAAGGTAACACGATTATAAAGTCAATATATGAAAGATGACAGAGGTGATCTTGATCTAACTAAAACCATAGAGATACAGAAATCTCAAATAAATGGTTTAAAAAGATTAATTAAATTTCAAAAAGAAGAGATTTGGGAGCTTAAAAAAGTTTTTGCTGAAAATGAACAAAATAAAAATTTAGTGTTTAGTTTAAAAAAGTTAATAACAGAATTATCAAAAAATGTACGTTAAACACCTTCAAGAATATTTAGAAAAATTTACTCAAGGTCAAAATGGTAGAAGAGGTAACGCTGTAAGTGATGCAAAAATATATATTATGACTAAAAAAGGTTATTTAGAAGAGATTAAAAGAATAGAGGTACATCAAAGTAATAACCCTTTAGACTCTTCATTGAGAGTTGTTTTAAAACCAAATAAAGAAGAAAAATTAATTTTGCCCCCAGGATATGTTAAGGATTACTAGGGGTGTCGGAGCAACAACACCCCTAGACTCGTTAGAGTTATTTAATTTTAGCTAAACCATTTACTTCTTCTTTTGTTTCCTCGTAAACTTTATCGGTTTCTACGCTAGTAACTTCTTGTAAATGATACTTAACAACTTTTCTATTGTCATTTAATTCATCAAGTGCAAAAAGTTTTCTAATTGCCGTTTCAAAATCAAACTTTTTATTTAGTTCAATTTCAAATGAGTTAGGAATATTACTGTAAATAGTTTCTTTAATTATAAAAAATTTTCTATTTCTATCCATATTTTTACCCCCTTTCTAATTTCTGTTTAACCACAACTTAAACAATATTGTTTATTTGTTGGACTTTGGTTCTTGTATAAAGGTTCGTTGCAATCTTTAGCCTTACAAATGGTTCTACCTTTATAATAATTATCTTTTTCAATTTTTAATAATTCATCAAAAGTTTCATTTTCTTTTAATGTAACACCATGAAAAGATTTTAATTTTTCAATTTTTTTGTAGTTTATTTTCATCTTTCTTACCTCTTTCTATTTTTTGTTTGTATTTAATATAATAAACCCTTTTACTACCCAAGATATTTTTAATCGTTTGTTCTTTTATCTCATGTAGTTCGTTGTCTATTATTCCTAAATTTTTTTCTTTCATATTATTTCTTTCTTAGTTTTAATTAATAGATAGCATAAAATATAACCACCTACAATAATTATTAAGTCTAATATCATTTTCCACCTATAGGACTTCTTGATCCTCCTCTTTCCTCCTCATATCCCTCTCTTGCACTTTCTAAATGATGTTCAAAATCCCAATTGTACCCATTTTTATTTTTATCGCAAAAGTGCATTAAAGCTATTAAAACATCTGTTACATTATAATATTTTTTAGGCTCTGATTTATCACCATTTAAACCAAGTAGATTTTTAACTTTTTTTACGTCGTCTTTAATATTTTGCATTATTTTACTCCTTAAAATTAATTTCTAAGTCCATAGCAACATCTATCGCTTTTTCTTTGCTCTCTTCACCACTATAACAATGATGAGTGCCATTATCATATTCATAAACCATATATTTATTTTTACCTTCGTAGGTGTTATCTTTCTCTACAATAACACAAGGTAAATTGTTTTCTTTTATGAGTATTTCGCTTTCCCAAATAGTTTCATAATCCATTATTCCCCCTTTTGTTTTATATGTTTTGTGTCATCATACATAGAACACCAATAATAAAATTCTTTTTCATAATCTTTATTTGATAATGAACACCACTCATCATAAAAATCTTCTTTAAAATTTTCATTAAATTCTTGTCTTGCTTGTTCTTCTGTTTTCATTTTTCCTCCTTCTTTTTACTTTCATTATTTAATAATCTTTTTAATTGTAATTCAATTGTTGTTAATGTGTTTATAGTTGAAGGGTGATAATTATTTTCCATTGCATAATCACCTAATTTATAAACATCATTTATTAACTTTCTTAATTCTTCTCTCATTATTCCTCCTTTCTATATCATATATTTTTTATACAATTTAAATGCCAAGTTTTTATCCTTTAAATTTAAAATATCTCTTTCTGGATATTTTGATTTAAAGTATTGTAAATGTCTATTTGTTAACTCTTTACATTTTTTCCAAGTAAATTGCATAAGTTTATCATTTTCAACAAACAGAATTTTATTTTTTAAATCTCTTTTAAAACTCCTTTGTAAGTCCTTTTCAACTAAATGCTTGTTCACTTGTTCATTACACCAAATTTCAAGGTCTGTGTCATACATTTCATTATTATGACCTTTCCATTTAGGAAGATTTTTTTTACACCAATCTTCAACTTCATCAATAATATTATTTTCAAATGGTTTTATTGCCCATTGAGAGTCTGACCCTCCATGACCCTCATTTGAA